ATGATATGATGCCTGACTATCCTATCGGTGGTGCTAATATTCTGCATGTCAAATACAATGTGCAGGAGGGTACTATAGATACCGAAGTTGACTTATACTTTCGTGTAGTTGGTATTGAAAATGTAGTCATACAAGAACGTAAACAAGCATTTACTATGAGATTGATTAGTGAAGAAGGTTATAAGAATATGAACACTTCACTATCATCTGCGTTTACAGGTGAACCTCATTCTATTATATCTCAAATATTCGCACAATATCTTTCAACTGGTGTTAAGCAATTAACTGCAGAAAAGTCTTTAGGTGGTCTAAAATTAGTCTGCCCTATGTGGAGACCTAGTCAAGCGATACGATGGGTTTTGAATAAATCAATATCGTCTGAAAAAGACTTACCTGGTTTCTTTTTTTATGAGAGCATGTTAGGTTTTAGACTTCTATCAACAGGCACACTTTTAGATAAAGAAAAGAATATGGTTATCACTGACCTTATGGGTGATGTTGAAAACGAAAGAGATAAAGGTGGTAAAATCAAAAAGGGATATATGTACAAAGTTCCTGGTGTTCCTGTAATTGGTTCAGATGGTAAACCACAGTCAGGTATGGTAGGTAGTGAGACAACGCAAAACGTAGATGACTTCAGAATTCTTGAAAGACAAACAATAGCGGAAGATATATTGAATGGCAACATGAATGCAAAGCATATTACATATGATATCTTTCATAAAAACTATTCAGTAAACACATGGGATTATTTTGAGGACTTTGATAAATTAAAGCGTTTGGCAAAGTCCCCACACTTTGAAAGACCTGAAAAAAGAATAAGTTCAAACATAAGTATTTCATTAAGTTCTAAGCAAACAAAAATACATGCACAGAAAAAAGGTGAAGAGGGTTTTAGAACTATTTACCCAGAAGATTATGCTCTACTTAGACATCAAGTTATGAAGCAAATTGATGATGAAGTTGTAGAAAACTTTGAAGCACCAGGAAACCCTATCATAGAATGTGGTAGATTATTAGAGTTTAATTATCCTGCTATCAGAAAAGTAGAAGATGCTGATGATGTTTATAATAAAAAGTACTCAGGACTATATTTAATTAGAGACTGTATGCATTTCTTTAGTCCTGTTTCAAACAATACTACTTCATATAAAGTAGACATGAATATTGTAAAGGACGGATGGAATGCGTAAGTTTACAGAATTAAGAGAAGAGATATCTCAAAGAGATTTAGACGGCATTGAAAAATTTGCAGATAGATTATTTGCAAAAGTAAATATTGATGTAGAATTCACAAGACATTTTTTAGATAGGGTGAACGATGAGCGTAACAAGAAACAGATTACTACTGCAGAACTTACTCGTTTGTTTAAGCAAACTTATAACAAACATGGGAAAAAGATTCCTCAACTTGGTCCGGATGCTGAAGCAGTTTTGAAAGATATGCAAACTGATATAAATATGCCATTCGTTCTCAAGTATGATAAAAGAAATCAAGAGTTTGAACTTGTAGCAAAAACTGTCATGCGTAAAAAAGGGTTCAAGACAAGCAATCAAACTTTGTCGATATAAATAAATCCAAAAGGAAATAGTATGAAGAATTTTATGGGGTTTAACGGATTTACTTGGTTCATGGGTGTAGTTGAAGACCACAACGATCCAGAACAGATTGGTAGAGTTCGTGTACGATGTCTAGGTATTCACACAGAAGATAAAGAAACATTACCTGTTGAAGATTTACCTTGGGCGATGGTCATGATGCCTACTACAAGTGCGTCTGTTTCACAGATAGGTAACTCACCGTCAGGACTTCTTAAAGGTTCGTGGGTGATGGGATTTTTTACAGATGGTAATGAATGTCAAGAACCGGTTGTTATTGGTTCATTTCATGGTTATCCTATGGAAAGACCAAATACAGATTTAGGATTCTCAGACCCATCTGGTACCCATCCTGTTGAAATTGAAGAACCAGACACATCTCGTTTAGCAAGAGGTGATAAAAAATCTAAACTCTATACGAAGAAGCAAGAACATTTATCTAGTGATGAACATCCACCGCACCCTATTGCATGGTCATCAGACAAATGGAATACAATGGCGAATCCCTACAACGCACGTTATCCATTCAATAGAGTAAATCAAACAGAGAGTGGTCATGTCATTGAGGTAGATGATACGCCAAACGGAGAAAGAATTAATATACAACATATGTCGGGTAGTTTCATTGAGATGCATCCTGACGGGTCGATAAGAATTCTCAATGAAGGTACACATGAACTTTTGATTGAGAAAGACCATAATCAACACACTAAAGGTAACTTCAACATTTATGTAAGTGGTACTGCAACAGTGAAAGCAGAGGGTAACATTGATATGGAATCGACAAAAGATATTCGTGCAAAGTGTGTCAACTTTAGAGTTGATGCGTCTGATACGATTGACTTGAATGGTGGTAAGCATATTGATGCTGATGCACCTAGAATTGATTTGAACTAAGAGGATAAAATGGCAAAGGTAAAATATGGGTCTGCCCCAATATATGAAAAAACAATCAAAGGTACTTCTCAAGGAAGAAAACCTATAACATCAACAATGAACAAACATAAGAGAAGAAGTTTTAAGAAGTATAGAGGTCAAGGTAGTACAAGATGACAGGTAAGTTTCAAGTTCTAATTGGTGGTGTAGTTCATACATATCGTCATATCGATGATATACCTGCGTCATTTGATAATTTGATTGGATTTGAACCTGACTTTCCTCCAGAACCACATACACAAGAAGACCATGATTTGATTGCTACTTTTCATACAAAGTTCAGAGAGATATTTTCTAGAGAGAGACTATAATGCCAGCAGTTTGTAGAGGTGACAGCGTTGATGCAGATGTAATACATTGTTCAACTCCTAAGAGAGACAAAAGAAGTAGCAATGTATTTTGCAATGGTACAGGTATTAGTAGACAGGGAGATAACAATACAACTCATAAACTTCCACCTAATGTACCACCATGTCCTACACATTCGGCACCTATAACTACAGGTTCGTCAACTGTATTTGTCAACGGAAAAGGTTGTGGTAGAGTTGGTGATGGTGTAACTTCTTGCACATCAGTTGCAACTGGTTCATCTAACGTATTTGCTGGCGGATAAGAGGTATAAATAGTAGTATGGCAACGACTGTAACAAGAAAAACCGCAGATTTTAAGGATTTAGACTTTAACTTTACTAGACTGTCTACTACATCAGATATTGCTCGTAAGAGTGATGTAGAAGCAGTAAAGCAGTCTATGAAATCACTTATTCAAACTAGGTACTTTGAAAGACCTTTTCAACCTTATCTTGGTTCATCGATTGCAGACTTGTTGTTTGAGAACAATACTCCTATGACAAGAAGATTAATAGAGAAGTCAATTCGTGAGGTCATAGATAATCATGAACCTAGAGCGAGAATTGAAGATGTACAAGTATTTGATGAACCAGATACTAATACTTATAGAGTGAGGATTTTTTTCTATGTTGTAAATTTCACAGGGTCCGAGGTATTTGAGACCTTTTTAGTAAGGACGAGATAAATGGCACAAACTACAAAAAGATTAAGAGTTACAGAACTAGATTTCAACGATATAAAAACAAATCTGAAATCATATATGAAATCGCAAGAGACTTTCAAAGATTATGACTTTGAAGGTTCAGCAATGAATACGTTGCTAGATGTTCTTTCATATAATACACACTATAATGCAGTATATGCTAACATGGTAGCAAACGAGATGTTTCTTGATAGTGCCGTCAAGAGAGATAGCGTTATATCACTTGCAAAGCATTTAGGTTATACTCCAAGGTCATCTACATCATCAGAAGCAAGAATAAATGTAACAATCAATTCACCTGCTGGCGCACCTACTACACTCACAATGCCTAAGGGTACTGTTTTTAGAAGTCGTGTTAATGATGTCAACTATCAATTTGTTACAACTTCTGACGTAACAATTGTACCAACAGAGGGTGTGTATACGTTTACAAATATTGATATTAAAGAGGGAACTCTTCTTAACTTACAATATACAAAAGATTCCTTAGACCCTGCACAAAGATTTTTACTAACAGATGAAAATATTGATACATCAACTATTTCTGTAAAAGTACAAACTTCAGTAGCAGACGTAACACAGACAACATTTAGTAGAGCAAATGATTTCTTAGAAGTTAAATCAAATTCAGAAGTATACTTTTTAGATGCTGTTGAAAATGGATATTATGAACTTAGTTTTGGTGATAATGTTTTAGGTAAAGCACTAGATGATGGTAATATAGTCATCATTGAGTATATTGTCTGTAATGAAAGTGAAGCAAATGGTGCAAATGCATTCACATTACAAAGTTCAGTTGGTGGTTCTACGAATGCAACAATTACTACTGTTATAAATTCGCAGAATGGTGCGAGTAGAGAAAGCATCGAAAGTATTAAGTTCAATGCACCTAAATCATATTCTGCACAAAATCGTGCAGTGACAGCAGAAGATTATAAAGTAATTCTTCCTAAGTTATATAATAATGTTGATACGATGCAAGTGTGGGGTGGTGAAGATAATGACCCACCTATATATGGTAAAGTTTTCTTGTCTATAAAACCTAAAACCGGTAAAACTCTAACTACATCTACAAAAGCGGCAATTACAAATACTGTACTAGCAGGTAAGAATATGGTCTCTATCACACCAGAAATTGTTAATCCTGTGTATATTGATATTATTCCTACAGTAAATGTATATTGGAATCCAAATGTAACAAGTTCTAGTTACACAGATATATCATCAAAAGTAAGACAAGATATTCTAAATTTTGCAAACACAGAAATAAAATCGTTTGATAGTGTTTTCAGATATTCTAAGTTTGTTAGTGTTATTGATAGGGCAGATAAAGGTATTGTCTCTAACGTAACTACCATTAGATGTCAAAGATATTTCGATGCAATATTAAATACTGAAAGTAAATATACTATTAATTTCTATAATCCTATCTTTACACAAGGGGCAGGGTCACCTACAAATATATCATCAACAGGTTTTAATATCGCAGGTAGAACCCAAACTCTATATCTAGATGATGACGGAGCAGGTAATATTCGTTCATATTATCTTGAAGAAGGTTCATCGACTAAAGTTTATGTGAATACTGCACAAGGTCAGATTGATTATGCCACAGGTAAGATTATTGTCGACCAACTAAATATTACTAGTACAGTACTAGATGAAAATCAAGTTAAGATATTCGTGACACTAAATTCTAACGATATTGTAAGTGTTCGTAATGTGCTATTGACAATTAATGAGAGTGATATTACAGTGAATACTATTGTAGACAAGATTGCAACTGGTGAATCCTCTGCTGGTGTTGATTATCAAACATCATCAAGTAATGAATTAAGTAATACAGGAGGGTCTGGTCTTGCTGGTGCCGCATCAGTGATAACAGGAAGTTCTGGAAGTAGTGGAAGTTCAAGTAGTAGTGGAAGTAGTGGAAGTAGCGGAAGTTCAGGTAGCGGTGGAAGTTCATACTAATGTACAATGGTCTTGCTAACGATAATATTAAAGGACAAGTCTCAGCAATAATCTCTGACCAATTACCAGAGTTTGTTCAAAGTGACCATACAACCTTTGTAACTTTTCTTGAAGCATACTATGAGTGGATGGAACAGCAAGGCAATGCTATTGAGGCAACTCGTAGTGCTAGAATAGTCAACGACATTGATACTACTCTTGAAGCATTTGTAACATATTTCAAAGAAAATTACTTAGTAGATATTCCAGATTCCATTCTCAATGATAAGAGAAACCTTCTTAAAAATATAAAAGAATTCTATAAAGCAAAAGGTACAGATAAAGCACTTATTCTATTATTCAGAATGTTGTTTAATGAAGAAGTTTCTGTATACTATCCAAAAGTAGATATGTTGCGTGTATCTGATGGTAAGTTTACTTCAGATACTATCGTCAATATTAAAAGTATTACTGGTGATACAACTAATATATCGCAGATTGTGGGTAAGCAGATAACACAAGCAAATAACACCGCTGATAATACTATTAATCTTGCAACTGGTTTGATTGAAAACTTTATTGCGTTTGCTGTTGGAGCAAATACAATTTATCAGTTGACACTTACTGAAAATTCTGTTACAGGTGTTTTTGTTGCTGGTCAATTAGTTACAGTGCCAACAGACAGTGGTACTATTACAGGTGTCATAGATAATATTATTACTGGTGTGGATATACCTAAAGGTGGTGCATATTATATCACTGGCGATCCACTTATTACTGTTAATCAAACTCCTAACATTGTCAAAGAAGACGGTGATAAAGTTCTACAAGAAAATGGTGATACTACTATACATGAAGAAATAGGTAGTTCTGCACAGTTTGATATTAATGCAGTTGGTAGAGGAGGTATTCAAGAGTATGTTATTGAAGAAAAGGGTAGAGATTATGCAATAGGCGATGCTCTTTCATACACAGATGCAGGACTAGGTCGAAATGCATCTGCGGTAGTTCACCGAACTGAAGGTAGATTAATTGCAGAAGGTAATGGTTCAGGTATTTTATTAGAGAATGGTGATAGTATTCTTGCAGGCGATATCAGAGAGATTGCAAAAGAAGATGGCGACTTACTACTTTTAGAAAATGGAAGCAAGATACGTCCTGATGATTCCGACCATTTAGGTGAAATTCACGAAATACAAATAACAGATATAGGTAACAACTATAATCAACTTCCTATAATGGGTGTATCAACCACAAACGGTACTGGTGCAGAAATACTTGCTGTATCTAATGATATAGGTCGTGTAACTGGTGTCACCAGAACTAACTTAGGTAGTGGGTATGATAGTGTACCTGATGTCATTGTACAAGAGAATTTAATTCTAGAAGATATAGTCGGTACATTTATAGCAGGTGAACCTGTTACATCTCAACCATATCATATACTCAAAGAAGATGAAGGTAATATACTATTAGAGACTGGTGATATTTTAGAAAGTGAAATAACTGCAATAGAAAATGGTGTTATTCAATCTATCGATACTAGTAGAAGTTTGTATAAGATAAAGTTGAATACTGTAGATGATAGTTTTGAAATACCAACAAATCTAATTGAGAAAACTAATATTTGTTTAAGAAGGTCTAGAATTAGAGGTACAACTTCAGGAGCAACTGCAGTTATATGTCAAGTTGGTACAGCAACTATCAATCCAAGAAACGGCACAGTATCTTCTAGTGAAGGTGTTCTATTTGGTGCAGATGGTCGTCTTTCAGAAAGTTCTAAAAATATTCAAGATAGTTTATACTACCAAGACTTCTCATATGTTGTTAAAGTTGGTCAGTCAATCAACGTCTGGCGTGATGCTATTAAGCGTATTCTACATCCAGTTGGTCTAGCACTATTTGGTGAAGTCTCTGTGCAAACTTCTGCAAGAGCGAGTGCATGGGGTGGGTCTAACTTTAGACTTAATCAAAATGCATTGACTGGTGGACTTATATTCAAACCTATTGAGTTTATGATTTCACTTCTTAAAGAAGCAACACCTGTTGCGAGAGAACAGAAGATGGAACTTGAAATTTTCACTGAAGTCGCATCAGCGATGTTATTTGAAACAAGAATTATTCAAGAAGATGGGTCTTTCATCTTACTAGAAAATAGTAACGAAGTTATGACCAATACAGGTAACAATTACATAAAGGGTGAAGATGAGTTAATTGGAACTGAACCTGGTGGTGTTATTCCTACATTGCAGTTCCCACAGCATCCAACACCTGCCGCTAACATTGATGCAACTACACAGTTCTTAAAACAAGTCACACTTTTCTTGAGAGAAAGTCAAACTGCATTTGATGAGAGTGTCAATATACCTAACTCACCTAATAATGCAACTGCAGATGGTAATCAGCATGGTAGAACTAAACAGACACCAGATATTATGATTATACTTCAGACATTCGAAACATGGTTAGAAAATTTGACTGCTAACACCACAGTTAAACATCAAATAGAAATCTATAAGCAAGTTGCAACAGTTGCACGAAGCGTACAGAATGTTGTCACATTGCTGTTGCCAACAATTACATCTACAGATGATTTGACTGCAGTATCCACATCGAAACTACACTTAATTGCATCTCTTGGTCTAGAAGATGCACACTTACATGAATCCTATGGGTCAGCAAAACTTGGACCTACAGGGCATTCACTAGACCGCTTTAAGTTCTTGTTCCCGCCATATAGTGCAGGAACTAGAAAAATCGACCGTGGGGGTCGTATATATAGAGGAACGTATAATAGTTCTGTATTGACATCAAACTATTCTGGTAGTAATACCAGTAATAATACTTATTGGGATACTTATGCAAATACGCAAATAGCACATCTAAATGAGTTGATGTCTGTTGAAGACTTAGTAAACTTTCCGGGAAGAAAGTTAGATTTTACATTTGATAGTGAAATCTTCCTGCGAAGTAGTTAAAAAGTCTTATAAATAATGTCATATACTTAAATTAGTTAAAGAGAGGAAAAAATGGCCGCAATCATTACTAATAAGTTCCGTATTCACAACGCTGAACAGTACATTGAAGCATTTAGTGAAAGTTCTGGAACAAACATTTATTTGTTCATCGGTCGTCCACAAGCATGGACCGATGATACATCTCCTCCTACTCCTACTGATAACAATGATACATCATTTAACGCTTATGATGACATGGTCGCCATGAAGCGTGTGACTGCATCAGATGTTATTCACGCAGTAGTAAGAAGAGATTGGACATCAGGTACAGTGTACGATGAGTATGCACATGATTACTCATCATCAAACACCGCTAATAGTGGTGCTACTTCACTGTTCTCTGCAACATTCTACGTCTTGACAGACGATTACAATGTGTACAAAGTTATTAGCAATAATAGCAATGGCGCATCAACGACTAAACCAACTGGTACTTCAACTGGTTACATCACAACTGCAGATGGATACATTTGGAAATATATGTACACAATTTCTGCCGCTGATGCATTGAAGTTCTTGTCAACAGACTTTATGCCAGTTAAGTTTATCGCTTCTGATCCAGGTTCTGGACAACCATACAAAGAACAGTTCGATACACAAGGGGCGGCAGTAGATGGTGCCATCAAGCAACTTAAAATTACTAACGCTGGTTCTGGATACTCATCTGCACCAACACTAACAATTACTGGTGATGGTACCGGTGCAACTGCAACTGCAACTGTAAACTCTGGTGCGATTAATGGTTTCACAATCACTAACGCAGGAACTGGATATACTCAAGCAACAATCACTGTCTCTGGCGGTGGTGGTTCGAATGGTGCGATTAAAGCAATCATCGGTCCAGAAGGTGGTCACTCATCTAATGCAATTCACGAACTAGGTGGATTCTATGTGATGAATAACGTGAGACTTGAATACAGTGATGGTTCTGGTGACTTCCCAGTTTCTAACGATTATCGTAGAATTGGTCTTGTTCGTGACCCATACAACTTTGGTACAACTGTAGTTGCAACAGATACTACAAGAAGTGCTACTAAGTCAATTACGCTCAACAGTTCTGGTCTTTCGGGTACATTTGTAGTTGATGAAACTATCACAGGTGGTTCTTCATCTGCATCAGGTAAAGTGATTGATTGGAACGCTTCAACAAGAGTTCTAAGATACTATCAAGATATCAATACAGGATTTACTGCATTTACAAGTTCTGAAACTGTTACAGGTGGTGGTTCATCTGCATCAGGAACAGTTGCAAGTTTGGGTAACCCTGAGGTTGAACCTGATAGTGGTGATATTATGTATCTTGAGCATAGACGACCGATTAATCGTGCGTCTGACCAGATTGAAGATATCAAATTAGTTATTGAATTCTAGTCTAAATAATATTAGATTAGAACGAGTATTGGAGCGATAAATGGCAGTTATAGACTTTAATGTAGACCCATATTATGATGACTTTGAAGGTGCCACTGGTGCTAAGTCGAAAAAATTTCAAAGGGTACTCTTTCGTCCTGGATTTCCTGTTCAGGCGAGAGAGTTAACCCAACTACAATCTATTTTACAAAATCAGATTGAAAGATTTGGTCGACACATGTTCGAAGAAGGTTCTCAGGTTATTCCTGGTGATATTGCATTCGATAGTGAATACTACTTTATTAAAGTACAATCTACATTTAATGCTCAAAACGTAGAAAGTTACAGAGCAGATTTTGTAAACAAAGTTATCACTGGTAGTGAAACGGGTGTTAAAGCGAGAGTTATAGGAACACTTGCGGCCACCTCGACTACTCCATTAACACTCTATATTAAATATGAAGATAGTGGTACTAATAATGCGACCAACACATTTGCAATTGGTGAAACTGTAACTGCTACTAATGCTGACAATACACAAGCAAAGAACCCACAACTAACCGCAGACCAGACTACTGAAATCTCAGCGGCACTTTTAACAACTGGTACAATAAATACTGCCACTGCGGCAGATAGATTTGATGCTGGTGCTGTTGCAACTGCTGGTGACAATGATACAGTAGGTGCTGGTTCTGCCGTTCAAATACAAGCAGGTGTTTTCTTTGTAAATGGATTTTTTGTAGCAAACGATGCACAAACAATACTTCTTGACAATTACTCTCCATATCCTTCTTATAGAGTTGGTTTCAAAGTTGGTCAAGCAACTACAACTCCAGAAGAAGATGCTACACTGAAAGATAACGCACAAGGTGCTTCTAACTATGCCGCACCTGGCGCACATCGTTATAAAGTAACTTTAACACTAGAAAAGAAGTCTCTTACTGCTACAGATGATACTGACTTTATCGAACTAGTGAGAGTTGAAAATGGTGTGATTGCTAAAATTAAAAAGAAAGCAGACTATAATTATCTTCAAGAAGAATTTGCAAGACGAACATTTGATGAGAGTGGAGATTATGAAGTTAAACCTTTCAAACTAGATATTCGTGAACATTTAATTAATGGTGGTAATAGAGGTATATTTACCACAGCAGATGGCGGTAGTTCTGATAAATTAGCACTTGGTGTAGAACCTGGTAAAGCATATGTTCAAGGTTATGAAATTGAAACTCAAATTACTAAATTTGTCGAAGCAGATAAACCTAGAACATTTAATCGTGTAGTTGATACACCTATTCAAACCCCAACTGGTAACTTTGTTCTTGTTAAGAATGTAACAAGTATGCCAGAGATTGATGATTTTGAAGAAATTCACATCTATGATGACTTTATAGGTGGTTCTCCAGCATCAATTGGTACTTGTAATGTGAGAGCATTCCAGTTGCATGATGGTGACTATACAGGAACTTTATCTGATAAGAAATTCAAATTGGGTATCTTTGATATTCAAATGAATGATGGTAAAGACTTTGCTAGACAAGCAAGAGCATTTGGTGATAATGCGACCGTAGGTAGTGCAGTATTTAAGTGTGATATTAATCCTAAGTTTGTAGCATTGAGTGGAACTGCCTCAACTGCAGATGCAGATGCTACTGTTACTGGTGTTGGTACTCTGTTTAATTCTCAGGTGCAAGCAGGCGACAGACTTTTCTTAAATGAAGTAGATATTGGTGAAGTTGCTACAGGTCATCCAACAAACAATTTAACTTTAGAATTAACTGCTAACACAACAACTGCCGCAGGTAATGTAGTTTCGGGTGGTAACGTAAAGCGTATGTCTGCAGAACTAGTGAGACCAGACAGAAAACTTCTTGTCTATGATACTGGTTTCTTTAGAATGAGAAAAATTCGTGGAGATGGTGTTGCGAATCCAGATAACGTATTGTCTTCTGTATATATCGTAAGACGTAAATTTACTGCAGTTGCAGTTTCTTCACAACAGTTACAGTTTACATGTGCTGGAACTAACGAAAGTTTTGCATCATCTACAAATCTACAAGATTTTGTTCTTACTGTAAACACACCAGCAGGTGGTTCTGCTAGAAGTGCAGGTGATATTCTAGATATCACATCATCGAATATTACTCTTAGTGCGAGTGATAGAACAGTAACATTTACTGGTCTAAACGCATTAAGTTCAAGTCCAATGACCAACGGCGATACAGTTGATTTGATTGCATCTGTTAAAATTACAAGCACAGATAGTGCAGAAAAATCAAAGACACTTAATACAAATCAAACAGTTACAATTACAACTGAAGCGGCGGCAACAAAGACATTAATTACTCTCGGCAAAGCAGACGGGTATGTTCTAAAATCTGTTAAGATGGCGGCAGACTTCTCGACTACACCAACTTCAAGTGACCAAGACATTACTAGTCGTTATGAGTTTGATACTGGACAGAAAGACGCATACTACGACTTAGCGGCAATCAGACTAAGACCTGGAAGACCTGCACCTAGTGGTCAAATACTTGTTACATTTGATTACTTCACACATGGTGCTGGTGATTATTTCTCAGTAGACAGTTATGATGGTGTTGTAGATTATGAAAATATTCCACAATATAAATCTGAAGGCACAGGTAAAACTTTTGACTTGAGAGATGCTTTAGACTTTAGACCTAGAATTGATGATGCTGGTGTAAACTTTACATCTTCTGGTTCATCTAAATCAGAACTTCCATCGTTTGGTACTACGTTTGATGCTGACTTCTCTTACTATATTGGTCGTATCGATAAGATTGTAATGAACTTTGATGGTGAACTCAAACTAGTAAAAGGTGTTCCTGATATTAATCCTAGACCACCTCTTGACCTTGGCAAAGCAATGACACTTTTTGAAGTGACTTATAAACCTTATGTTATTAACACAAGTGAAGTAGTTGCTAGAAAATTGAAGAATAGAAGATACACTATGAAAGATATTGGTCAACTAGAGACCAGAATTAGAACTCTTGAAGAGATTAGTGCATTGACACTTCTTGAAAAAGCAACGACAGATTTACTTGTTGAAGATGCTGATGGTAATCCTAGATTGAAGAATGGATTTATTGTAGATAACTTTCAAGGTCATGGTATTGGTAACGTAGGTTCTCCAGATTATAGAATTTCTGTAGATAGAAAGCGTAAACTCGCACGTCCAATGGCGCATAGTGAAATTGTTAGTATGGTAGAAACATTAGCAACTGATGTTGAAAGAACTGGCAAGTTCTATAAAAAACACAGAGATGGTATTATCACACTGGACTATAATGAATTAAAATATCTAGAGAATCCGTATGCTACAGACCATATGGAAGTGAATGCATATAAAGTTGCCGCATTCACTGGTGAATTAGAATTAACACCTGCATCTGATGACTGGAAAGATACAACTCGTAGACCTGACCTCGTAGTTGTTGATGATAATAACTTTGACGCAATTCAATTCTTAGCAGATGAAATTGGAGTTGAAGGAACAGTATGGGAAGGTTGGCAAGACCAGTGGTTTGGAGAACAAATCTTTACTGGTGAGCAAAGAATTGGTACTTCACAGCAAGGTGGATGGAATGGTGTTCTTCTACAACAAACTGGTACACAACAAGTTGGACAAATAAATGTTGGTGTTGAAACTACTCTAGTAAATGAAAATGTAGATAAAGCATTAGGTGATAGAATTGTAGATATTTCTATGATTCCATTCATGCGTGAAGTGCCTGTTCATATTCATGCAGAAGGTATGAAACCAAGAACAAAAGTAAATGCATTCTTTGATAATGTAAATGTTGGAGCGTATGTTAAACCTGATGACAAGTTGACAGTAACTTCTACAAACAGAAGCGACTTTAACTTCTTCCCACTGCAAGACCCTGGTTCATATGCAGATAGTGATGATGCAAGAACATTTGGTACTTTTGCAAACCCACTAACAAATACTGCACAACCAGTTGCCGCTTTTGCAGTTGGTGATGTTATTAAGAACGTAGCACATACAGCAACTTCAGTTTCAAATGTAGTACAAGTTGGTAACACAACTACAATCACAGTAGCGAGTGTGAATGGTATTGCAGTAGGTCATATTGTAGAATTTTCAAATATTGGAGGTTCAACAGAACTAAACAAAGTTGGTGATGAATTCAAATATTTCTTTGTTGAAAGTGTAGACACTAGTGCAAATACATTTACAATCGTAAATGCAGATACCGCCGCATCACCAGTTAGTGCGATAACAGCATACACTTCTGGAGGTACTGCACAGCGTATTCAAGCATCTGCAGTTGTAACTTATCAAGGACCTGATAATAGTGATAATGCTAATGGTCTTCCAATTGTAATTCACATTGCAAACAGAAAAGGTGGATTTGCAGTTAATGATACTCTGACAGGTTCTGTTGATAATGCAAGTGGTGTCAAGAACCAGTGTACAATAAGCGCAGTTAATGGTGTATCGACAGCAACATCAACTGATATCTATAAAAACTTGAAAAAGTTTAATGATGATAGAATTACAGATGATGATGGTGTATTTACTGGAGTATTCGTCATACCTAACACAGATACAGTTAAGTTTAGAACTGGTGACAGAACTTTACGTCTGATTGATAATACTACAAATAGTATCACTACTGGTAATCATAGTACAAAAGCAGAAAAGATTTTTAGCGCAACAGGGATTAACGAAACAAGAGAAGAAACAATATTGTCTCTCAGACAAGCAAACTTTGTTCGTGACCGTGTACAAGATGAACGTGAAATTACCAGAAACATCACAGGGTCTACTCGTTTCCAAGCAACTTCTAGAATACAACCACCTCCATCTACAGGCGATAATGGTGATAGCGGAGATGGCGGCGGAGGCGGCGGTTGGGGCGGTCACGATCCACTGGCACAAACCTTTGTTATTTCTAATTGTCTAGATGGTGTGATGATGACTAAAGTTGACTTGTTCTTTGAAAGTGCTGGTTTACGACCAATCATCATTCAAGTTGTAAATACAAAAGATGGGTTCCCTGGACAGAAAATACTAGCACAGAAAATTATTAATCCTGCAGATGTTAGTGTATCGGCAGATGCATCTGTTGCTACTACAGTAACTTTTGATAGTCCTGTCTTTATGGCGCAAGATGTTACATATGCGATACTAATTAAAGTTGATGAACCTGGATGTAGAGTTTACTACTCAGAACTTGGTGGTCTGAATTTGGGTGATAATAGAGTTGTTTCTAGAAACCCATTGACTGGTACTATGTTCTTATCTCAAAATGGGGGTACATGGACACCTCATCAGACAAGAGATATCAAGATGACAATTCATCGTGCATCATTTGTTTCAAATGTTTCTACAATTGAGTTTAATAATGTGAGAAATGGTTTCACAGTTCTACAGGCAGACCCATTTGAAACTGCACCAAATACAAACAAAATTCGTGTAACGCAAAGAAATCATGGATTCACTGCTGGCGACACTGTTGTAATTGATGGTGTGGCGACAGGATTCTATGGTGCTAACTCAACGACAAATGGTATTCCCGAGACAGAACTAAATGGTTCTCATACAGTTGTTGCTCCCGTAACTGCAGATAATTATGTAATTGAAGTTACTGGCAGTAATGTCGTTGGAGGTGTATCTGGATTGTCTGCAGATACAGTAGGTGGTAATGATATTCAAGCAAGAAGAAATATCGTTGCTGATATTGTTCAACCATCTATAACTAACATTAGATTTGCTGACACCTCTCTTACATATGATATGAATATTGCTAACAGCGCAGGTACATTCACTGGTTATTTACCTGTACCTGATAATGGTAATGTATATCAGACTGAAAGAAAAGTCATATTCTCAATTGATAATCAACCATCACTAGGTTATTCTGCACAATTGAAAGCAACAATGAATACACTGAATGAATTTGTTTCACCGATGATTGATAGTCAACGTGTTTCACTTTGTATGGTAGCAAACAGAATTGATAACTTAGTAGAAACTGATGTAAATATGACCACGCATGATGATAGAACTGCAGTGAATGCAAACACTAATGTCGCATTCTCAAATACTAATAGTAATATCACTACAACAAATGCTACTGCAAGAGGTCTATTTGACACACTTGATATAGGTAAGTTTATTACAGTGAGTGGTGCATCAAACGCAAATAACAATAAGAAATATCTGATTTCAGACTATCTCAATGATGATACTACTGCAACTGTATCTGTGACACCAGCACCTGGTACTAACGAAAGTGCGTCTAATGCAGTCACTATAGTACAGCATGAGAAGTTCTTAGATGATATTGCACCATCTGGAGCGACAAACTTAGCAAACTATGTGACTAGAAGATTTACTCTAGAGAATCCATGTACTGCTATTAAAATTCTTTATGAAATGAATAGACCAAATGGTGCGTTGATGGAAGTGTATTATAAAGTATTGACTGATGGTTCTGAAAAGCAATTCAATGAAATACCTTATACACTGACTGCAACAGAAATTTCAGATGTTGCTGATGAAAACGAAAATACTTTTAGAGAAAGAACACATTTGGTTGAAGGACTACCTGAATTCTCAACTATTGCTGTTAAGTTTGTATTCAAATCAACTACATTCTGTGCAGTACCTAAAATTAAAAACTTGAGAGTTATAGCATTGGCGGTATAAAATGAATAGAATTAAAGTAGAAGGATATACAGACTTAGAAAGAGAAAGAGAAAGTGGTGCTATTGTTAATACTAATCGAATAGAATATGTACAGTTTATGACAAAATATCGTAATAAGCAAGCAGAAAAACAAAAAGTTGCCACTCTATGTGATGAGATAAATACTCTCAAAGATGAAATGAGTGAAATAAAAAACATGCTTATAAAAGTTTTGGAGAAATAAAATGGCAGTAACAGTAGTAAATATAACAGACAGTTTAGACCAATGGAGAAGTAAAACTAATACTATCTCTACTAATCTTGGTGACACTGCTACAATCACTACAACTGCTACAAACGTAGTGGGTGGATTAAACGAACTAGACAACGAACAAGGAGACTTGACGCAACTAACTACTGCACAGAAGTCCAATCTTGTGGGATCAATGAATGAAATCAAATCTGATTTTGATGCATTAAGTGGTGCTTCAACATTGACTAGACCAGTATTGATTGCGTTTGCATAAAAATGGCGATTATTGATTTTACAAGATTAATTAGTATGAAACAGTGGTTTGATAATACAAACACACTAGGACAGAAAGTTGGTGACTTAGCAGGTCTTAACACAGACTTAGGTAACAACTTGACCAGTGGTGTTAATTCGATAAAAAGTGATTTGGGCGACTTATCAACAATTAATGTAACTCTCCGTCCTGGTTCAGAAAGTCTAGTAGAAAGTATGAATAATCTAAAAGGTGAAGTTGATACTTTTAGAATTAGTGAAGCAGAACCACAAGCATACGATATGCATCCTATGGCATCATTCGGAGATGTTACTGATTTTGATGCTCATGGATTTGTTGAATAAATAGTAGAAAGATAGAGGAATAAAATGGCAAACGACTTTCAAAATAGTATAGCAAGTGGCGTTGGGACCGCTAGAACTGATTTGTATACTGCTCCTTCTGCAACAGGAAAGCGTAGTATGATTATTAGTCTAGAACTCGCTAATGTTCATTCTAGTGCTATTACAGTTGATGTTGAAATTTATGATAACTCTGCAACTTCATATGTTGTGATTGGAAACAATCTAAACATACCAGCGAACTCGACACTCTCATTTATTAGTGGACAGAAAATTGTTCTAGCAGAGAGCGATAAACTTGCAGTAACGTCAAATACAGCATCATCACTGAATGTAATCGCTAGTATATTAGAGGACATTTAATCATGAAGTATGTAGGCGCACAACCGAGAGTATCAGGTAACAGAGTAGATGGTGGTACGATTACCACATTTGCATCAACAGGTATTGATGACAACGCAACAGCAACTAAAATTACAATTGCAGATGCATCAACGACTATTGCTAATAGTATACTAGCAAGTGCAGATAGCACACATGATATTGGAGCAACTGGAACAAGATTTGCTAACTTGTACATTGATGATGTTGTAGCAACAACGTCTTTAACTGTTCCTACGATTAATGTTGGTACTGATTTACTACCTGACGCAAACGATGGTGCGACTATAGGTTCTGCATCAAAAGGTTTCTCAGATGCATATTTTGCAGACAGCGCAGTACTCTATTTTGGTAATGACCAAGACGTAACGCTTACACATACTCCTGATGTTGGACTTACACTCAATACTAAACTGATTGTAACTGGTGTAACACAACTTAATGACAACGTAACTATAGATACTTCAGAAATATTATTAGAAGATAATGCACCAAGATTAAAAATTAAAGATAAAAATGGTAACGATACTACTTCTGATTTGTTTGTCGAATTTGAAAAGTCTACTGGAGGACATATAGGTTCTGTTGGTATGAGTGGTGGTAAAACTGTTCTCTCTAATAATGTCATAGGTGCAGATGGTGGTTTCTCTATTGTAGAAGGAACTAACTCATCACATGCTGATAGTTTCTATATTGACATGAAAAAGAATGCCGCCGCAAGTTCAGTTGTTTCTGGTGTAACAAACATTGCATTTAGTAATAGTAATACAATCACAGGTGGTGGATCATCTTTCGGTAGTGTATCATATGGTGATGTTATCGAAGTAACTGGTGCCGCTCAATCAAATAATAATAAAGAATTTAGAGTTATCTCAAAAGCAGGCGATGTTCTTACAGTTCGTTCTGCAGATGGAACTTCAACTGCGACAGAAAGTGCTGGCGCAACAGTAACTATCACAAAGGGTAATCAACGTGTAGTTACTATACCTAATACAGTAGATATGAATGTATTTACTGCAGAACAAACAGATAACGGACAGAGAGTTGCTTCAACCGCATATGTCAGAACTGCAGTTGCTAACTTAATTAATAGTTCACCTGCCGCACTTGATACGCTTGATGAACTTGCCGCATCTCTTGGAGATGATGCTTCCTTTGCAACGACAATGACTAATGCTCTTGCATTGAAGACAAATACTGATTTAGACAATCTAACAACAACAGGTCTTGAAGCATTAAGAGATAGAATAGGCGCATTCGAAAATACATCAAATACTGGTGGAACAGTACAAGGTACAGGTAATGCAATCACATTGCATCATGACGATGCAAATAACAGATTTTATATCGATGCTACATTTAACGACCCATCACTCACAGTTACTTTGACTGGTGATGTGACTGGTACAGTATCATCAACAATGACAGATTTACAAGATACTACAATGTCAGTGGCAACAACTATTGCAAGTGGTTCAGTTAGCGCCGCATCTCTCGACCAGACAGGTGCAGTAACTAACTTGGTTAACGGTCTAACAAGAGCAACATCAGTGCAAAATTCAGATGACTTGATTATATCAGACGCATCTGATGGTGGTGCTTTGAAGAAACTTGCACGAAGTCTTGTCGCACCTCCTGCACTTGGCGAAGACCTAGGTTTCTTTGCAATTGCGATGTCGTAAGTATTATAAATATGAATAAGAGATAGGAACTAGAAATGGCAACAGGTATATTCAAAAATACAAAAGTGAGTGGAGCATCTGCCACAGGGTCAGGAAGTACATTGTACACTGTACCGAGTGGTAAATACTCAGTTATTCATTCGATTTACATCACAAACACATACAACCTTGAAGATTTGTATGTGAATATAGTTATTGATGATGGTGCAGGTAATGAATTTCATGTAGCATACTTATATCCTGTTCAAGCAAACTTGGGAGCAGTTCTTGAGCGACCAATCAATTTGAACACTGGAGAAATAGTGAAAGTAAAAGCATCAAGAGCAAGTTCTTTGGATGTTGTTGTCAATGTACTAGAATTTACACCGTAAAGAGAGAGATAACAGATGCCTTACATTGGAAGAACTAAAGGAAATAATATCAGAACCCAGAGGTTTATTGCCGATGGTGTGAGAAAGATATATAGAACAGAATTTATCCCAATCAGCGATAATCAACTGTCTGTATACATTGATGGTGTTTATCTAAACGACCAAGATTTCGTATTTAAGCATCCAAATACTATACTGTTGTCAGACGCTCCAGCAAACGGCGCAGAAGTTATCATTCAAGCACTTAAAGCATCTGAATTTCAATCAGTAAGAAGTAAGACTTATGTAGCAGATGGTTCTCAGAGAATATTCTCATGTGGGTTCACTCCACCAGATGAATATTCAATTATTGTATCAAAGAATGGAGATGTTCTTCAAGATAAAGATTATGTTGTAGTTGGAAGCAAAGTTGTATTAACTCAAACTCCATCTGTCAATCAAGAAATAGAAATTCGTGGTATCTATGATGTTATTGACCCATCAGGTAACGTGCAAGCATCTAATAACTTATCAATTAAAAGAACTAGAGCAATCACAGACGGTCTACAAAACATTGTACCTATGCATCAGAAGAATGATAATGAGAACAATCTTCTTGTGTTTAGAGGGGGTGCTAGTGCATCAGTCATATCTAATCATAATGAATATGCGATTGTAAACGAATACAAGTATGTTCATGAAAGTGCATTAACTGAAAACACTCCGATTGAGTTTAGAGGTCTTAAAGGTACAACTTACACTAACCTCGACAGACGAGTACAAATGTCGAAGCACATCTCTGGTGTACCCACAACTATCACTAGTGGTGCGAATGGTACTTCAGGATATACAACTGCAAACAATCTAGAAGCAAGAGGTGGTTCTGGTCAAGGTATGAGAGTGAACATCACTGCATCAGGTGGTGTAGTAACTGGTGTCACACTCAATACAGACTTAGGTGGTGGTGACTTTGCATATGGTTATAACGCACCAGAAACTCTAACTATTATTCAAAGTGGTTCTACAAATGATGCAACAGTAGTTATTACTGTAGTCACAGATAGAAACGGACAAAGATATTTTGACGTAAACAATCATCACTGGGATTCTACAAATAACACATATCAAAAAGAAACGACTTACGCACTTAATGCGGCCTCAGGAAATCTGATTGTATCAGTAGATGGTATTATTCAACCGTTTAATGAATACACTGTAATGTCTGCAGATTTTAACGAAGGTTCAGGAGCATCAAATCAGGTTATTGATTTAGGTTCATATGTTGGTGTTGATGACCAAGCGGCGAAAGTTGAAATCAGGTCTATACAACAACTGGTTGGAAATGATGATACTATACTTATTTCTAATAACAGTATAGCAAGATGTAGATGGACTGCTCCAGGTAATACTGCCGCATTCAATGCCGCTAATGGATCAACAAATCTAAACAACAGACTTAATGGATCAATTATAGACAGTTCAATGTCATCAAACGCCGCAAATGAAGAAATGTTCTTAGTTATTGTTGATGGTATTATTCAAGATAAATCAACATGGTCAATTTCTGGAACAACGCTAACACTAGGGGGTAATCCTGGTTCAAGTGACCAGTCAGTTGCAGTTGATATGATTTTCTTCTCTGCTTTAACATCTGCCGCAGGACATAATACACAAGATGCTAAACAAATGACAATGACTGGCGTAGCATCAACAGGTACTGGTGACCATCAGTTCCTTCGTCTAATGGACGCCGCAACTGGAACAATAGAATTGCACCCATCATCAGATGATTGTGTCATTGTTAGTATCAATGGTGTATATCAAAATGATGATTCCTATTTTGTAGAAAAAAATAAATTGTGCTTCTTTGATGAAAATCCTGCGTTTGGATCAATCATCGATTGTAAAGTATTGAAGTGTGCAGAAGTTGCCGCCGCTAACAGAAGAAAAGCAATGTTTAGAGGCACTGGTTCTGCGACACAATTTACACTTCCGTTTACATCAACAACTACACCTGCAGACTTTGGTGTTATGGTAGTAGTAAATGGTAAAGTTCTAAGAGAAGAAGAATATGCATTGAGTGGCACTACATTAACATTCAATACTGCACCTTCTCAAGATGCATTTATTGAAGTTCAAGGTATTTTTGATATCACTACTTTCACAGGAACTTCTAGTGAAACTGATTTAGAAACTAGAAAACTAATATTTACATGTAATGGGTCTCAGCAGATTTTTGATTTGGGTGACCTTGTATTTGAAAAGCACTCGTTTGGTACAGTGCAAGATACATATAACGAACAAAAACTTTTGGTTTACTTAGAGGGTGAATTGCAAGACCCGACACAGTATATCATTATTGGTAATAAGTTGTATATGACAACGATTCCAGTTGATGCTACAAAACTAGAAGTTGTAAGATTTATTTAAGGGTAGAGGAAAATGGCATTAACAAAATTAACAAAACACATTGTATATGGAGCAACTATCGTTCAAGTTCGTTATAAAGATATGTCGAACTTAGACACAACAAGCACAACTGCTGTAGAATGGGACAACATTACCATGACACCAGAATATTCGGATTCAATCATGGAAGTTCGTATGAGTGGAACTATGTCACATCAAGCAGATAGTTCTGCACCTAACCAGGGTGTATATGATAGTCCTCGAGTAAATATGGTGTTAGAGATTAATGGAACCACAGAATATACAGTAAATGATGCCGCTTCTGTTTCAACCTTTGATAGGTCATATAGTAGCGCCGCTGGTCGTAGAGAAGGTAAATCTGTAAACATGTATCATAGACATCTACCTGGAACTACAAACTTGCAAACTGCTACTGTTAAATGTAACAGAACTAATGCTAATGCTGGTGGAAACTTAGAATGTAGAAGTGGATTTTTAATGACGAAAGAAGTTGCTGGTGGTATCACACTTGGTACACCAGGTAATGCTTATGTGAACTAAGAGAGTGTAGTATGGCACTGAAAAAGGTGAAAAAGACCGTTGTATATGGAGCAGTCTTAGTTGCACATTATGGAGCAGATTTAACAGATAGAACTACTTCAAGTTCATCTTTTGTAACATGGGGTAATGCAAGTGACATTGATATTCAGTTTGATGATAGTTATTTAGAAATAATACTAACTGGTAGTGCTAGAATAACTACAAATATGCCAGCAGGAACTGGTTATGGTAAAGTAAGATTTATGGTAAATGGATTACAAGAATATATTATTAATGATGTAATTGGGGGGTATCAACAGAGAAGCGGAAGTCACAGTCATCAGAACCAACAGTTTGGTGAAAACAATGGTCGACAAAACTTTCAGATATACGGTCAAGGATCAACAATTTACATGAACCATATGCATCGACCAGGATTGAATAGACAGACTGTGCAGTGTGAAGTTGCAACTTCAAATTCTATTACAGTCGAATTTGCAGAAGGATTCATGACTTTAACTGAACTCGCAGGTGAAGGATATAATCTTACATAAATAGGATATAGAAAAAGGGTTTTATAAATGGCACTAACTAAAGTAACAAAACATATTGTATATGGATCCGTTCTTATAGCACACTATGGCGCAGACATGGCAGATAAGTCTCAGACATCATCGACTTACAGTCAGTGGGGTTCAGATATATCGGTAACACCACAGTATAGTGATAGTCATCTAGAAATAGTATGTACTGGTTCGGCACGACAAAATTCAACTGGCATCACCACTGGTTATCACGCAGGCGCCGCAAAATTTGTTGTAAATGGTAGCGATGAATATTTCTATAGAGGTATTATTGGTAATAACCCGAACAGAAGTGGTGGACACACTCATCAGAACCAACAGTTTGGTGAAAACAATGGTAGACAAAACTGGAGACACTATGGGTTTAGTTCAGCGATTTATATGAACCATATTCATGCTCCGGGAACAACTAACGCACAAGCAGTCGGAGTTTATGTAGCAGTTGAAGGCGATGGTCCACAAATTGATTTTGCTGAAGGATTTTTAACTATCAGTGAAATTGCTGGCGACCACTATAACTTGACGTAAGAGAGGAAAAAAATGGCATTAACTAGAGTAACAAAACACATTGTACATGGATCACTCTTAGTCCAGTTTAAGTATACTGAAAATGCAGGAGACTTTGATTTAACTGCATCACAGAGTACATATACTGAAATTAACAATAAGAATATTGTAATGACGCCTCAATATGCAGATTCGATTATTGAAGAGCAGGCAAGTATGACATCTAGAGATATTAGTAATGTTGATAGTCAATCTGATGTATTTTCTGCGGCATTCTTTGTTAATGGGATAAATGAGTATGAACAGGCAGATGTTCGTAGTCCAGCACCATATGGAAACCAATATTCACATACTGGTGGTAGAAACGACAGAGTTGCAGGGACAAGAAGACATGGTCATGTTAGAAATCACACTGCCGCTATGGGTCTTAATCATGCATATACACCAGCATCTACAAATCAATTAGATATGGATGTTCGTGTGAAGAATAGCACAACAAGAAGTATGAGAATTCGTGATTTCTTCTTCTTGGCAAAAGAAATTTCTATTGGATTAGCATCTTCTGGTGGCCAGTAGAATAAGTTTTCTACGAGGGTTATCATGGCATTGCAAAAAATTACAAAAAGAGCGGTAAAAGGGTCACTTCTAGTTCAATATAAGTTTGTTGAAAATGAAGGTGTTTGGACTCACAGTTCAACTTCAAATTCATACTCTACTGTTGCTAATAAGACTTTAGATATCACTCCTCAATATTCAAATAGTGTTTTAGAAACAAACGCATCCTTTTCATTGGGAGATAGCAGTAGTACAGACAACTCGTCTGATAGATATTCTGCCGCATTATTTGTAAACGGAATTATAGAATACGAACAATCTGGATATAATGGATTACACCCATACGGCAATGAATATTCACATACTGGTGGTAGAAACGACAGAGTTGCAGGAACAAGAAGATTAGGCCATTCTAGAAACTTTAGAAGTTCAATTGGTATCAATCATGCTTTTATACCTCAATCAACAAATAAAACAACATTTGAAGTGAGAGTTAAAAACGACAACAACGATAGAGATTTTATAGTAAATGATTTTTACATGATTTGTAAAGAAATTGCTTTACCAGAATATGGAGTACAATCAGGTTCAGTAACCTTTGATGGTGTTTAATTATAAATAGATATAAATATAGATGTTATCTAACAGAATTTTAACAGGAGTTTGAAAATGGCAGACAGTTTAGTAAACGCAGTTAAAAAAACTGCTGGACCGCAATCAGTAGACGAACTGATTAGAAAAGGTCCTCCTACTAGAGATGAAATCGAAGCGATTATGGAAAAAGGTGCTTTGGGATTGGTTGCAAGTGATGAAGAGCAAGCAATTCTTACAGAGTATCATTCTAGAATTCGTAGGGCAGATAATCTCTCAGTAATATTGGGTATTCTTTATCCAACTTGCGAATGGACACTTAACACAGTGCCAGGAGCAGAATGGAAGGTAGGCGACAGCGGATTACATCCAGGTGCTATTGAAGCACTAGAATGGGATGAAGATAATCCACTACCTAAACCAACATTCGCAGAATTAAAAAAGTTGCGCCCTTATGTTCAAGATATTCTTGACCAGCAATCATATATTGACCTGAGAGCGGCAAACTATCCAAGAGAAGATGCAATGATTAGAGCATTGTGGGAATATATCATCGAAGGTAATAAAGAAGGTGTTGATGCATTGCAAGCAAGAAGACTTGCTGTTAAGAAGCGTTTCCCTAAACCTGAAAACAAACATTGGATGGTACAATCAGAAGAATATATGAGAATTTATCCTAATTCTCCAGAAGATATTCTTAGAGATATTGATGAAGAGCAAGCAAAGAAAATTGCATTCTCACCACATCTTGAATCCGAAGATGCACTACCACTATCAACAAAACTTGCACTTGAAGAAAGAATTGCAAAAGTGATGGATGCTAGAGGTATGGTAAATGAAAATAGCGTAAATAGTAATGTTACTCTATCTGATGTAGATAAGAAGCAAGCAGAACTTGATGCTAAAGAAGAAAGTTCTTCATCTGAAGAAAAGTCAGAGTAGGGGGTAAGATATGCCAATTAAAAACGGAAGACTAATCCTACAAAGAGAAGTATCAGACTTTTCAGAACGATTTACTGTTGACCCTAACAATCTGTTATCTGTTGGAACTTTTGTTCGTACCGCAACTTCAGGAAATTTTGAGATTGAAGTTACAACAGGTTCAACAGACAATAAAGCAAT